AACAAACAAATCTATTTGCTCTTCTGTCCAATCTGAATTTTTTAATAGTATTCCTGCGATCGCAGTACAGTATTCATCTCTTTTTCCTTGTCCTGGATATATGATTGTTAAAGCAGCTGATAATGCTACTTTACCAATGTCTAAGGACAAATTACCTTCGTACTCTTTTATCTCTTGATATTTTTCCCATCTAACATTTGTTTTATCTTTACTATGTAAAGATCCTGGGACTATTGTATATCTTTTTCTTTCTGTTCTTAATTCACATATCATTGCACCATGATCAAAGTTTTTATAATCTTTTTCAAATTCATCTGGTAAACTAAATTGTTTAAATGGAATTTTATTTTTGTTGGACCAAAGGTAGTGACTAGATGGGTTACCCTCTCTTCCAAAAATTGCACCACAGTCGCTAACGTAGTAGTTTATAAAATTTTTTACTAATTCATTATCAATGTCTAAATCAACATCGTTATCAAGTCTTAAGGCTATTTCTGCTGTTCCGTGATCCCTGTTCCATATATCTTTCTCTATTTTAAAATCCTCATCAGTATACTTTTTAACTTTAGGTTTACCCTTATAACAAGGTATAATTACCCGTCCTAAATCTAACCAATCTCTATAATTTATAGGTCCTTTATTCATATTTTATCTTTATTAAAATGGGCGGCTTAAGTCTCCCGCTACCGCCCACTCCCCGAGGAATCTTATAGATTAAAAGAGTTTTGTTTTTGCTCTTCGTCAGATCCGTGTTTAACTTTTACTAAACCTTTGGTATTTTTTTCAGCAAAGCTTTTAGCAATTTGATAAACACCTTTATCTGTGACTGGACCAACTTTAGTTACATCCCATCCAAACCATGTTCCCTTGTCATTAGACATTTGAACAGTTTTTAGATTATAAATGTGGCTATAAGTTGGCGGTGTGAATAAGCCGTTTTTACCTTGCAGCTTTAATCCCATCATTAATGAATTCCATTTACGGCTAACTTTTAATTGAGTAGCTTTCATAGAAATTAATGCTGTGGATGGAGTTTTCCCCAAAAGAATCACAAAGTGATTGGCAGTATTTTCCAAATAATTACCATTCGGTAATCTATCCTTCCAAGATTTATCACGAGTAGTTGTACTCAAGATATCACTATCTGCTCTGTGAATTGCTACAGGGGCATTTCCTGTTTGACCCCTGTCCTGCCATTCGACATATTGTCTCTCATAATGAACCGGTATAATAT